ATCTTGTCGTTGGCACGGATCATGGTCCCGATCCAGGGCGAGATCCCCCACCCTGCACTCGCACGGACGTTGGCAAGGAAATCATCTCCCGTGCCGTAGTCCGCAGACTTCCTCTCGTGCGTGGCCTTCAACTCCGCAAGGATCTTGTGGAATCGAGGGTCGCCCTTCTGCGAGGGGGGCATGTAGAACTTCTCGTCGTTGTAATACTCGCTCATCCGAGACCCCAACGCAAGTTCATCCCCACCTCCTGAGCGATCAGCTCGAAGGACTTGACCACCTCGCCGGCCTTGTTCGTGTACTCGGTGGGCTGCAACTCACCCACCACGATCAGCGACGAACCTTTGTGGATCACGGCAGACGCCTGCTCAGCGATTGCCCCGAACATCTTGAGGTCGCACCAGATCGGGACCGAGGTCCACTCCCCGTCCACCTTCTTGCGCACCTCGATGGCGAACCCGACTCCGCACCAGGCGTTGCCTGCCTCCGAGAAACGAAGGGCAGGGTCATCCCCGAGACGACCGATGTATGTGTTCTGCATTTCTCTCTCCTTACTTGGCGATTTCGATGGCAACGGCAACCAAGACGGTGCCGATGATGATGATGGATGCTGCGAGTGCGACGAAGAACCGCTCCATTAGAACGGCCTCTCATCGTGCGAGCCGGGGAAGGCGTCTGCGATCTTGTTCATCGTCCCCGACTGCGGTGCCTGAGTGAGCTTGGTGGCGGCGGCGAAAGCGGCGGCGACCTGCTTCTCACTGAGGAACTTGAACTTCTCACCCTTGCCGTGGATGTCCGTCAGCATCTCGGACGCACCAGGATGCTTTGCTCCCTCAGCGATGGTCGCCCAACGGCTGTCCTCCAAGGCGTTGATCTTGCCGGCTGGGGGTGCCTGCTTGTTGGCAGCGACGATTGACCGTGCCTGCTCAATGTGCGGAGCAGGGTCAACGTGCTTGGGCTTGATCGTCGGCATCCCCGAGCCGGCGTTGCCATCGTCATCGTCGTCGGCCACCAGACCAAGGACGCTCATGTACGAGTAGCGACGGGCGTAGGTGACTGCCGATCCCTGTCCCTGCGGGTCGCTCTTGACCAAGTGCAGGCGCATGGCGTGGGCGATGTACTGCCCCGACTCATGCAGCAGGTAGGTGGTCATCGTGTCGTTGTCGCCCTCCACGCTGATGTGCTGCGAGATCGACAGCCCATGCTTGTTGAGGATGGGCGATGCCACCGCAACCACCACCGGCAGACCGGCGTACTTGCTCTTGAAGAACGGGTTGCTGCTGTCCTTCGGGATGGCGGTGAACTCTGTCTGCGCTGCACACAGGGCCTTCGCCAGTTCGTTGATGCTCTCACTCTGCATTACTTCTCCTCCTTCGGGAGCTTGATGATCTTGTCGAGGGGGACGATGATCTCCTCGTAGTCCCCATCGGGGTCAGCGATGACATCCGTGAGCGGGATTCGGTGGTCGTAAATCTTCACCACCACCGACTGCACAACGTTGATGACCACGGCCTCACTCCACTCGCCGTACTCCGGCTCAGTGTTGATGAGAACGATCTCTCCTGGGATGATGCTCACTTCTCCTCCTTGATGTGCGGGTTGGCGGGGGTGTCGGGACCATCGGTGATGCAGGTCTCACGGTACGAGCAGTAGACGCATTGCCAGGACTTGTCGGTCTCGGGGTTCAGGTGCTCCTCTGCGCCACTGTCGTTGATGGCAAAACGGGGAGGCAGGCGGTCCATGTTCAGCTCATCGAGGATCGTCAACTGACGGGCGATCTCGGCGTCAGCCAGTGACTCCCACACTTCCTTCGGGATGATCCACTCGGAGATGCAGCGGTTCCACTCCGGCAGTTCAAGGCGTGATGCCTTCTGGCGGGAGATGGCTTCGAGGGCGATGTGGCCGATGATGATGGTGTCGCACCCGTTCGCCTGAGCGTTCAGCGCCGACTGCAAGATGGCGGAGTAGCGAGGACCACCAGGGGCGTTCATGCCACGCTGTCCGGCACCGATGGACTTGGAGTAGGCAGTACCGCCCATGCTCTTGAACTCAAGCAGCACCTTGCCAAGACCGGGGACATCGGGGACGATCCCATCGAAGTGACCCGAGGAGGTCACGACCTGGCTCTTGCCCTCAAACGTGGCCTCGGGGTAGCGGCGCAGAATCGCCTCCTGAATCCACTCATGGATCATGGTGCCGAGCTCCGTGACCAGCGTGGAGGGACCGTCGAACGGCTCGCCCTCCAAGCCGAGGAACGAGTACGCCATCTGACGCTCGCACTTGCCGGCGTCGGAGTAGCGGAACGGGGTGTTGAACGCCTGAGCCTTCTTCCCCTTTTCGGCGTTCGCCTGCATCATGTCCTCAAGGAACAGATGGGTGAACATGGGCTGTCGTGGCTGCATCCAGTCAGACATTGACTTCCTCCTTGAAGATGCCGAGAGATGCCTCTCGGTCCTTGATGTCGCTCCACTCTCGGACCGCATCCTCAAGGATACGGGTCACCAGTGACAGTTCTGTGAGGAGCCTGACTGACGCCTCACCGATACCCAACAGGGCATCGTACTCATCCAGTGAAATCTCCACTGTCTCTCCCTTGGTTTCGTGACCTCTCGGTCAACACAAGGGACACTACACACGCAGTCGGCGCTCGTCAATACTTTCTTTGAGAGAACACTGATGACCGTGGTGAAGGTCGGCCAGCGTGGAGATCAACCTGCTGGGCTGCGGGAGCTGTGCGAGGGGGGCGATGCGATAACTAGCGGCGCATCGAGGGCAGGTCACTGTGAGGTACATCTGAGTCCTTGAACTGAGGAGCGTAGGACTTAGGAGTGTAGTCCCTCAGACGCTTGCCTGTATAACGCCTGCACAGGTAATCCATTGACACGCACATGATGTCGTAGGAGCCATCCTCAACCTGGTGCTTGACGATGATCCCTCGCCAATACGCTTGCTGCGGACCGAGGTAGTCCTCGTCGTGCATGTAGAACGCACCCGCCACAAGACCGTTCTGCTGCCTGCCGGCGACGTAACGGAGACCGTGCAACAGCACCTGCTGGTGACCCATCGTGAAGGAATGGCCGATGGTCTTGAGCCTGGTCTCCATGTTGTTCCCACCGTACGGACGACCGTTCATCTGGTTGTAGAACAGGTGTGCGTAGGCGACCCCATCGAGCCAGAGGATGTGGCGGTAGGGGTGGACCTGCCAACCGCTGCGCTCGTAGTCAAGATCGTCTAGGGAAATAGTGCCTTCCAGCTTGGCATCCAAACTGACAGCACGGTCGATCCGGTCCTCATGGTTCCCGAGGGTGAGGTGACGCTCAGGGTCCCAACGCTTCTCCTTGTACCGCTTGCGGACTTGGTTGTACTCCACCAAGGGCTGATTGAGTACAGACCATGCGTAGTTGCTTGCCTTGATGTCGGCTGCATAGCGGCGTCCTTCCATCTCCTTCTTGCCCTTGTCGTAGAGCGAGAGGGATTCCATGTCAGCGAAGTCACCGAGGCAGATGATCTTGACGTTGGGCTTGTGGGCGAACTCGTCCACGATGTACTGACCGGCCCATCGAAGATGGTCGATGGGGACACCTGGCTTGACTTGACAGTCAGGAATGACCACATGCGTCGTTGGTGCGTAACCCTTCATATGGCTCTCCCTTGGTAAGGGTTAGGTTTCAGTCCACATGGCAAGCTGAGCCGGCGTCACCTGGTACGGGTCGTAGTCACCGGGGACATCCCAGCCCCCGTGCTCCCATGACCGTGCCACAAGTGCGGAGCAGATGAGCGCAGTCCCATTCCTCCTGAAATCAAACCGCAGCCACGATGGAGTGATGAGGTTGAGTGCGATGGAAAGAATGGTTGCAACGCTGTACTTGACACCGACTTGTCGTAGCGCATAATCAACTGCCCTTACCCTGTCCACGTTAGCAGGGCGGGGGCGGATCTCGGTGTATCCACGAGGTGCTACATCTTCAATCCAACAAGTCTGACCCAACCGTCCCATCTGCACGCACTTGATACCAGATGTGGTATTGATCACCATTGCGGCGTGGTTCCACTTCTTGTACTTCCGCCACGAGGGACGGAGCCACTGGCCGAACCGGATCAGAGTAGCGAAGGCACCCTTGTTGTGCGCTAGGACCAGATCACCCGGCTGTGGAGTTTGCTTGGGTCCACCCAATGTGTCGGACATGACTTACCTTTCTCCACTCGGGAGCAACACTTCTCGATTGTACACTTCCAGCATTTCGTACCTGTAGGAATCTGCGGGTAGAAGAAGCAGGACTCACACTTGGGGAGTAAGGGCGGCAACTTGCGCTTCGAGCTTCTTGATCCTTGCGTCCCTGTCGTCGTCCTCGGCGGCATCCTCAGAATCCTCCATCCCACTCGCCAACTTCACTGAATGGTGAGTCACGACAAAGGCAGTACAGAGAATGGGAATAATCCCGAGGTAGCCCTTCCATCCGTACCCGTGCGTCAGGTCGTTGGCGGAGATGGAGAGAATCAGGATCTTGGCGATGTCCCCGAGCACGTCCATTGCCCCGGCCAGGTTGGGTCGGTTGGTGTTGATTGCTCGGACGAGGAACGTCCCCACCGAATCCTGAATCGCCATCCCGACGCACCCAATGGCCGAGAGCCATGCGATCTCCCCCCACATCAGGGTTCGTTGCGACGAAGGATCTGTTGTACGTCCTCAAGGATCTCACTGGTCTCCTCCAACTCCTCGACCTGCTCCTGCTGCAAGAGGACGAGGGAATCCATGACCCCCTGCTGCCGCTCCATAATCAGCTCAAGCTTCTTTGCCGTGGCTGCCGAGGACTGAGCGAGGGCGGGCTGGGTGATAGCGGAGTAGACCGTGAGGACCATGAGCAGGACAAAGAAGTGCGGATCAAGGTCGGGGCGCACGGCCTCCACGATGACAATAATGGCGCAAACAAAGAGGGTCTGCCACACGCACGAGGGAGAGGTGAACCAGACATCAAACCGCTCAAGCGCACGGGTCTGCCACTGACGGATGCGGGACTCAGGGCGACCGATCATCGCTTCTTCCACCAACGGATCGTGCGGACGATCCCTGCCACCACTCCAATGAACGCACCTGCGACGATGAACCCCGAGGCAAGCGCCCCGAGGACGTTGTTCAGGTACGGCCAGTTCATCAGACGCCTAGCGCAGCCCACGTAGCAGGACCGACAACACCATCTGAGAGGAGGTGGTGGGTCTGCTGAAACATCTTCACGCTTGCGGTGGTGGCGGGACCAAACACACCATCTGCTGCAATACCGAGGTGCTGCTGCAACTTGATGACAGCCATGCCCGTAGCACCCTGCGAGAGAACCGGGAGGGTAGCGGGCGCAGCGGGCCCAACAGGAGTCTTGCCATGATGGAGAAAGGAGATGATGCCGGGGAGCTGATCAAGAACAGGCTGACCAGGGCAACCCTGATGTCCACCACCTGCGTTCCCAAGCTCACCGTGACCCAACCACCCCGTCCCGTTGGGATCAAAGGTGCGACGGATCGGAAGGCCGTGAGCCTCACGCGCCCACTTCATCAGGCACGCAAGCGACCACGCCTGCTTGTCCGTCAGGCGCTCGCCGGCGTAGCCCTCATGCTCAATCGAGATGGCCTGCCCGTTGTAGTTGGCCTCAGCCCATGCAATGTCGGAAGTGTCAACCCACTGGTAGATCGTCCCGTCCTTGCCGATGCCGAAGTGCGCCGACACCTGCGCCGAGGGGTTGTGGAACCAACCATCGGAACCACTGAGGGAACCCTGCATAATGTGGACCACACCAAGCTTGATCGGCCCCATCTTCCCACCGATGTTGGGGACAGGACCGTGCCACTGAGCGAAAGGACAGATAGCCATGATTACTCCTAAGTGAGAGGACCGAGGTAGGTGACGGTGAGGGAGTTCTTGCCCGAGGACTTCGGGACTGTGACGTTGTTCGTTCCTGACGTGACAGTCGTGAGCGAGATGTACGGGGTGATGGTCTTGGCCGTGTTGGACGGGTTGATCGGAACCACAACCTCAAGCGTCCCCACCGTGTCCACCGCCGAGTTTGCCGTGAACGCAGAACCGTAGTGAGTGACAGTGGTGGAGCCAGTCGTATCGGGGGTGACGAGGACCGGCATGACAAGGGCGTTGCCCGTGATCGACGTAGCCTGCAAACCAGTGCGAAGGGTGATCTTGTACAGCCCTGCACGGTTGATCGTGACCACGTTAGAGGAAACGGTGGGGGTGTTGGTCCCGAGCGTGTAGGTGGAAGCAATGGAGAGCT